GCTAGAGTAATGTCCGCACGCGGGGATGTAGTGTACGTGGATAAAGAGGAAATTTCCTATTCATGCACTACTTATCCCGGATGGAGCGGGTCGCCTGTGTGCAATCGCGGCTCAGTCTACGCCGTCCACAGTTGTGCCAAATCTATGGGCAAGGGAGGAGTGAACGTGGGCAGGACGCTTTGGAATATTCTGCCTTATTTGAGCAAAGTCGAGGAATCTGATATCGATTTTGACTTGGAGACGGGCACTGTAATGATGGGTGGTAAAGAACTCCGACTAGACGCAGAGGACTATTGGTTATCTGGCACTAGAGAGAGAGCGGTTTACGGGACTTTCGCGGATGGATCACGAGTATATCTTGACGACATGGACAATATTGCTGCGTCTTGTGCAGAGAGATGGGAGGTTGACGTGGGTGAAGCTATTGACATACTAGAGGAGTATTGTTCTGGCCGAATGAGCCGGAAAAGACTCAATAGGCATACTGGCAACGCTTACGAAAACGCTCCGGCTGATATAGAGCCAGTTGGGCAGGCAGTGCCTGTCAAGCACGTTCGATTTTCAGTGGAAAATGATACCAAATCTAGCGGTTTACCAAGTGTTGTTGCAGAGAAAAAGTCAAAGAAGAAGAAGAGGAAAACGAAGCAAAAACCAGTGAAGGTTGAGTCTGTTTCAAAGACTACGGGATCGCGTAAGCTTGAACCTGTAGTGGCTGCCGCAGAAACCCATCCAGCTTTTGTGAAGGTAGGCACCTCCAGAGCAATACCTGTTGTTCCAGTGTCTAAGCAATCCAACCTCACTCCGGAGGAGATTGAATTAGCGAAGGAAAACGGATATGACGCGCAAGCGTTTCAACAACCGACGTTGAATGCAAAAAATGAAGAGAAAAGCTTCTTGAAGGCATTTGAGGGATTGAAGGAAAGCACTCATGTGTTTCACCATCGTTGTACCGCCGTCGTGTTGTCGATGATCAAGAGGTTTAAGTTTGTGATTAACCCGGATCTTAGAGACCCAGGGCGTATCAAGCGGATCATAGATACGAGATTAAAGGGTAAGTCGTCACCGGGTAGATGGTATAAGTTACAAGGCTATAATACCAACTCCGAGTTACTTACCGCTAGACCAGATTTTCATGAAGAAGTAATTCAGAATTGGGACACGCGGAGGCATCTGCGTTATTTCAATAAGAATGAACCACATAAAGAATCGAAGATCAAGAGTGGACTCTTGAGAGGTATCTATTCTTGTAGTGTTGATGAGCTTGTCAGAGATAATTCTATATTTAATGAGTTACTCGCGAAGCTTGAGGATGAAAAGAACTTTTTACAAACGCCTATGTTTTTCGCTTGGAGTCATCAGGCTGCGGGCAATGCTCAAGCGCTGGCTGATTATTTGGATTTTACACCAGGTAAGGAAGTCGCGGTTTCGAGTGATAAGACCAGACATGATGTTCATGTAACTGGAACATCAGTCGACAAGATTGTGGAAATTATCTGCAATCTGGGAGTAAGCCCGAATGACGAAATTCAGAGGATTTGGAGAGAAGAGGCTGAACGTTCCATAAGGAGTATATTTGAGGAGTGTGAGGTTGCTTTGTCGAACGGAGACGTTTATAAACAGAGCATTAAAGGAATCGTGAAAAGCGGTAAACTGCTCACTTGGTTTATTAATACTTTGAACCAACTCATTGACCATGTGGAGGCGCTCTTGGTTATGGGTGTTCCTGAAAAGGACATCATAGCCAATGATCTTTATCGGGTCGCCGTATTCGGGGATGATGCCGCTAACATCTTCCCTGTTGAATTTGATCGAAATCGCTATAGAGAAATAATACACTCTATAACTCCGATAGGTGATTGGCATGAACATGCTGAAAGCCTAGAGGGCTTTGAATTCTGTAGTAACGAGTTTGTTAAGTGTAACGGGGTCTGGGGGATGAGACCTGTTAGATTTACAAAACACGTCATGAATTACCATGTAATGGACCCTAAGGACCGCAAGCAAGCTTTGCAGTCATATCTTAGGGACTATTGTTATGACGTTAAGAGATGGAACTTTTGGTTTCAGCTCTATATTAACGCCGGGTTTGATGTGTCCGATGTAAGTTCTCCTGAAGAGTACCGATTAGCCCGAGAGGGTTATGAAGGTGCTTGTTAGGAGCGTTCGGCTCGTTGCGTGTTGCATGTTGTCTAGTATATGTGTTTAGAGAAGGCGGGTGGGTGAAAAAGATGTTGAGAGGATCGAAAAGGAAATCGGATTTTGGTATTGCGTATCATGGAAACAATTGTGGACCAGGTTGGTCGGCTGGTGAGTACCAGCAGAGCTCGAGAGACGCTCTCGGTACAGCTATAGACGACTTTGACCGCACATGTGAAGTACACGATTTGAGCTATGCCAATAATGAAGATTTGACCGAGGCAGATATTAGATTTGCCCTCGAGAATCTTAGCATGTTTGATCCTAAACGCAATGTAGCAGGATTGTTAGTGGGTTTACAGGGTTTGGGGAGAAAAACGATTGATAGTATTTTTGGCAAAATGGCTAAAGGAAAGAGTAAAGAGCAAGTTAAGCAACTGATGTCGGAAATCAGGTTAGCTGCAGCCACTGGAAAGTCGAAGAAGACTCGCAAGCGTAATAACGCTGCGAAACTTCCTCCTATCCAGAGAATGGTCAGCGCCTCGATGGCTCCTGCCGCTATAAGCAGAGAGGTGAATATGTCAAAACCTAATTATAAATATAAGGATGGTAAAGTCATTATCACACACTCTGAGTATTTAGGGGTGGTTGTAGCCTCTTCAGTAGCGAAAGCTTTCTCCACGCAGCGTTACGCGGTGAATCCCGGGGTGTCAGCGACGTTCCCTTGGTTAGCTCAGATAGCTGGCAATTATGATAGGTATA